CAGCAAAAGCAGGAGCAACTTATGTTTCTCCATTTGTAGGAAGAGTTGATGACAATTCTTTTGATGGTATTGGTTTGATCAAAGAGATCGCAACAATATTTGAAAGACAATATGTACATGAGACAGAAATACTATCTGCATCATTACGTAACGTAAAAGATGTCAGCAGATCATTTGCTGCGGGTGCTCACATCTGCACCATACCTCCAAAGGTATTTGAAGCGATGTATCAGCATGTCCTGACAGATAAGGGTCTAGAACTCTTTGATGAGGCATGGGCAACTGTCACATCACTGTCACAAGGGGTGTTGACTGATCCCGAAGAAAATGTTATGATAAATACCATTACATAACAAAGGGATCGAAAGATCGTGCCCCTGCGTAGAATGTAAAATACTTTGTCGAAAGTATTTCCATCCGCAGGGTTTTTCCTTGCGAGAGACTAAAACAAATTCATGTCTATTAAATCAACAATCGCTGCAGTTGCAGCATCACCATTCCTATTCGCAGGTGCAGCATTTGCTGGTCCTTATGTGAATGTAGAAACAGTCCAATCATTCTCAGGTGATGACTACACAGGTCTATCAACAGAATTACAAATCGGTTGGGAAGGTGAGAACTGGTACGTATCTGGTGGTCCTATCGTAGATTCTCCAGACAACGGTGAGTCTTCAACAGACTTCATCGGTTACGTTGGTGGATCACTTGCTCTTACAGACTCAATCGGTGCTTACGGTGAGTTCTCTGTTCAAACAGACGAGACTGCTGATAACGCATACGGTGTTAAAGTTGGTGCGAAGTACACCTTCTAAATAGGACGAGACCTTTCGTGCGGTCTCTACATTCGGAACTACTCAGACCTCTGCTTGACAGGGGTCTTTTTTATGGTACAATGTGAACATCTCCTGACATCTAAATAGATTTGTTACAGGAGGTAAAGAAAATGTTTAAGATCAGGTGGGAGGGACATACCGCACCTGAGTATGACCCAGACAGACACAACCCAGAGAAAGTATTTGCTCTGCTGTGTTATCGTGGTATTCACTACGCGAAGTGGGTTCAACTGAACATAGTCTTTTATAAGTACAACTGGAAAGTAACTCTACAACAATGATAGAAATTACAGAGAAGCAACTCAAGATGAATGAGAAATCATATCTTGATAGAGTAGAGCAGGGTGAACCTATACTCCTAGCAAAGGAAGATGGATCCAAAGTCCTGATGGTACCTCAAAACCCAGAGGATCTAAGGCACATGTGGGATCACGATGACGGAGCATAAATAAAAATAAAACTCTCGCCATGTGGAACGTACATATAGTAATAGACACTAACAGTGCCAGTGAACTCGCCACTGGTGTCACATCATTAAAGACATACGCTACTGGATTTCCTGGTATCAAACCTACAGTACATGACACCTGTCGTACGTATGAACAGATGACTTACGTCAAGCAGTGGTGTAAGGACAACGATGCTATCTACTCTAGGTCTCTTGGTTCATTCAAGAAGATGAGTATAATATATGAAGACATCCTTCGTAGGTCAACACAACCTACGGTGGTGATGAACGGTGACTGTGTGTTCTATCAGGACATGAGAGGTGTAGTTGTTAATAAATGGTTGAAAGGTTTCTTAATGCCACAGGCAGAGGGGATGAAGAGTCTTGCTTTCCCTGACTATAAGGTGGTAAAAGAAGCAGCGTACTGTGATAGTCTTACCTTCATCAAAGAACCAGAGAAGGTATGGAATAAGGTACAGTTAATGATGAGAGACTTTGACTACAACTATAAGTTGTGGGCAGATTCATTCGTAGTAAGAGATGGATATGTATATCAAGAACCAAAAGGGTTCACTCTCCCTGTGTGGAAAACCGAATCAGAATCATTTTCTTCCGATGATTTATCTAAATATGATACAATAAAGGGTGGTGGAATGTACACCGTGGTACAAAAAGATCTTACCGATAGAGGTGAGACCGCCCTTGCTAATACCCATATGACTTACGTCAACGCTGCGATAGCAGAGGATTGGCCAAGTATAGTTGGAGCAAGGACAGCGATGTACTTGACATAACATTCACGGTAGGGTAGACTAGAATACATCCTATACTAGAATGGTTAACAAACTCATACAGAACATACCTTTATCCGACGCATACAGATCTCCTAGAGATACCTATACTAAGGAAGAGGTCAATGCTCTCATTGCTGCTGCTGTGTCAGAAGCAAGAGCTATTGATGAGGCATCAATGGCAAAGCACAACAGAGACGCTACAGTTATCTCTATGATACTGGGGTTCACTGTGCTCGCACTATTCATTGACGGATTGCTAAGAATCCTTGGCATTATCCCACCGTTCATGGACATAGATGTCAACATTATAGATGACATCACACAACAAGTGTTAGAAAAACTCCCTAAACTATGAGAAAAAGTGAGAAGGTGAGGCACCAACTCAAATCCAGATGGTATTATATTTTCTGGGGTGCTGCTACATTATCCGTCTTCGCAGGACAAATGTACGTAGGTACAGGCTATCGTAAGATGGCAGAGACAAACAGGGATGCTGCTGCGGGCATCGGTTTATTAATAGAGGTACTAACTTATGTACCTAAAGGTAGGTACGAACGTTTGGTTCCCCCACCATCATTTAACGAACAGGACATGGTAGTACGATGAACGACTGGACACCTTCTAAAATGTTTCTCCGTCAGAATGTATTAAAGAAACTGATGGCATCATTTATAAACAGATCACCAAGAGAGGTGTACGATTGTGCTGACATGTGGTGTGACACACACGATAGTGTCGAAGGTGTTGTAGAATTTTGTAAGACAAGGTATAATCTAAAATAGGTATTCAATTACCAAAAAAGTGGAAAAAAATTTTCGGGTATTTTTTTACCCCTATGATTTTTCTAGACTATATAATAGACTGACTTAATTATTATGCAAAAAATTATTAACGGAATCGCTATCGCTAGCGGTGTTGTATCCCTTACTGTCGTTGGACTAGGTGGATACGTATTCATTCGTAAGGATGCTATTGTCGATGGCATCAAGAGTAAGGTAATGGAAGCAGTTATGCCTGATATCGGTGGAGGTATCATGAACTCTTTACCAGACGCAACAGGTCCTGCCTTACCTATACCAAGTAACCCATTTGGAGGATAACCCATGGCAGAAGTAAAGAAGGAAGAGAAGAAAGGTCCTATTGGTAAACTCAAGGAAGCAATGGACGACAAGGAAGAACAACTTGTGATTCTCTCTACCTTTGTTAGACTAGGCATCCTCGTCTGGTCAGCAGGGATACTCACACTTAACTACGTTGAGATACCTGGTTACAAACAGGAACAGAAAATTGATCCGACCTTTATAGCCTCTGTGTTTACAGGAACCTTAGCTACCTTCGGTGTCCAGACTTCAAGCAAGAAGAAAGACGGAGGAGGCTCTAGTGGTGGCTCTATTAGTAAGAAGGACATGGAAGCACTCATTGCTAAGGCAAGCGAGACTGCTCCTGCTCAGACCATTAGGATTGAGCAAGCACCTGTGAAGATTCTACCTGATACTAAATGACATTCTCTAAAGATATAAAAGAAGGAACCAAGAAGTCACACTCTGCTGCTGAGAACACTTCATTCGTGAAGAGTTTTCTCGGTGGGTGTGTAAAGGAGGAGAACTACAGGAAACTTGTAGCAGACTTCTACTATGTCTATCGTGCGTTAGAAGAACGCATGGACACTCATGCCATGTCACCTGTGCTAGGTCCTCTACAAGAGTTGAAAGAACTCAACAGGACTAGAGCATTAGAGAAAGACCTTAAGTATTTCTATGGTGACAACTGGTTCATGAAGATCAAACCAAGTGATTCATGTCAATCATATGTCAATCGCATCATGGAGTGTGAAGAAGAGTTGCTAGTGGGTCACCACTACACTCGTTACCTCGGTGATCTATCTGGTGGTCAGATACTGAAGACCATAGCAAAGAAGGCAATGAAACTAGAAGAGGGTCTTGCTTTCTATGAGTTTGACATTGAGGATAAGAAAGAGTACAAGGCAAAGTATCGTAAGATACTAGACACTCTACCACTCACTGTGTCACAGCAGAATGCTATCATAGTAGAAGCAAACTTTGCCTTCCGTCTCAACATGTATATGTTTGACGAACTGGATGGCAGTGCTGCTATAGGTGCTTGGCAAGTGTTCTTTAACACCATGTTTAACAAAGGATAAAGTACCTATGAGGTAGGTCACATAGATAATACAGAATTCAAAGAGGTCACAGAGATGTACTAAACTTCTCTTGTTATGCTCAATGTAAGGGACTCACCACAGTCCCTTTTTTAATGAGTAAAAATACCTAAATAGTTGTGAACTTTGAAAGAGTTCTCATGAAGAATTTACCCATCAAATCAGCCTGTATTACCTTTGGTATCATCATAGGTACAGCAGCATTTCTTATCCCACAAGCGTGGGTTACACCTTACATAGTATGAAACAATTTAACACTTGGGTCTTGGATA